CAAAATACTTGCTTGCTTTGGAGTTAAAGCGGCTTTTTGGAATAGATCAGTAATTTTATCCTCAAAGCCCTCATTATGAAAACCTTTTAGATTATCCGGTAAATGAGACTCCGGCAATTTATAAATGCTTTTATCTTTTGGCCTAATCATATCCAAATAGTCATCTTGCTCTTTATCAGTAGCCTCCGGTCCGGGTATGCTAATTTTTTTACCTATAAGATTTTGAGCATTATCAAATTCCTTAAATAGTCTTTCCGGAGAGTCTATGGCTTGCATATAAGGTTTATCTAAATAATCCTTAGCATAAGTATTTTTAAATTCCCCAAAATCAAAATTTTGGCCTCCGTCAGAGCCGCCGTCTCCCCCGTCTCCTCCGTTACCGTTTACATCATATTCAGAGCCGGCACCTCCACCGCCTCCAGCGCCGCCGTCTCCTCCGTCATCTGCAAAATAGCATGGGCCAATCGCATGTAAAATTTGTTCTCTAAGTGTCATTGTTTAAGTCCTCCTTTAATTGCATGTACTCTATTTCCTTTAACTGTTCTTTATCTATGAGCCTACGTATTTCATAATATACGGTTTTACGGGCCTCATTATACAGGGACGAGTTAGTATTTATCTCCTGTGTATTTATGTCTAAAACTAAACTTGAATTACCAAATCCACATTTTAGCATTAGGAAATTAAAAAATACTTTCCCGTCCGGACTTTGAGCGAGACGGTTAATTACCCGCTTTACTTGGTTAATATCCGGACTCACTTGATTAGTCTTGATTTCCTTTTTATTTTCTTTTTCCGCCATTATGCCGCCGCTCCGTTATTCGCATTTTGCATTGAGTTAATCTGTGCAACATTTCTACCAATTTCAGATTGTTGTCTTGCTTGTTCTAATTGCATAATCTGAGCCTGTTGCTCTGCCCTCGCTTTACGTATGGATTGTACAGTTTGCATATCTTTAAGCATATCCTCATCCGCTCCGGACAATTTAGCGATACGGCGTAACATTTCGTCAGTATCAATATTATCCAAAATTTCCGGTACTGCGGCGGCTACACTTACGGCAAAATTGGCCGTTTCAATAGTTCCCTGTAACTCCTCACTCTGCATAGTTCTTTTAGCCGGAGAGATAAAATCGAGGTCATAAACATCTAAGCCGCTAAGTATTCTTTGAGCGATTTCCTCCGGAATATAAATAGGTCTAATGCCTCTTTTTAATAATTCCAATTCCTCAATAGAATTTTGTAAAACGCCAAATAATCCTCTTTTTAACAGGATATTAAATGTACGTTTTATCATTGGAGTAATAACCTCCATTTCCTGTCTTGCATAAAAAGTACCTAAAGATTGACCTCTGAGGGCATTTCTTAATTGAGCCTCCCCAAAAGTCATACGAGTCTCATTGTTAAAGTCCAAAAGCCTATCAAGATAAAAATGATTATTGATAGACTCTTTTAAAGTTTCAATATGATTATACGAACTTTGTAACTCTCCTACGGTATAAAGAGGCTCTATCGGTTTACCGTTATTTATGCGGCCCGATACAGAAAATACATTGATTGCCCCGGCGCTTGTTTCAATAGTTCCGGCACCTAATGAGCCGTCATCATAAACGGCCAACGGTGGATCTAATTGCTTTTCTGTCGCAATACTAATAGCCTCTCTTGTAGCATTAGCCTCAAGAATATCCGGCATAGCGACCATAGCCGGAGAGCGTCCGTATTTTTCTCCTAAAACTTTGATAAACCTACCGACAAATACCGGCATTTCCTCAAAGCCGCTCTCTTTAATAATTTTCCTACTGCATATCTCAATATGGATAGAGGCAATAGGCATATCCTTAGCCCCGTATTTTTTAGGGTTTCTGTCAAGTCGAGGCTCGATAACATGTAATACTTTTATCTTGTCCTCTAAATTTCCGTCAAGAAATGCCTTTTGAGTTTTAGAGCCTAAATTTTCTAAGCCATACTCTTTTACTGCATTTCTGATAGTCATTTCAATCTCAACAAAAACGGTATCTATTAAACCGTCTGTACCCTCATCAACACACATAGATTTAATATCCCATGCGGTATATCTGATAGGACAACTCAAATCAGTTTCATCCTCCGATACATAAATACCGGAAATACCAAAAGAGCCTTGATCCAACATATACTCATCAAGAGCCGTAACTAATCCGGCCCTCGTATTATCCATGATAGTGTGCATTTGAGAATTTACATGTTTAAACCATGCTTTTATCTCCTGTGTATCAGAAGTATCCCACGTAGGTTTTACCTTAAACGTACGCGGTCCGTTAGGCCAAAGGTTATTAACCATTACATTAGCCATTATGCTATTTGCTCTCAACCCGGTATTATCGTATATATCCCCGTCCACGAAAATACCACCGTTAGGAGTTTTCTCTAAATTATATTTTTTGTTAAATACATACTCGCTAATAAGTTCATAAATCCCATGGAGTGTGGCCTTTTCAGATTTTAACTTTTGATGTCGAGATAATAAAACATCAACTTTATTAGCCATTTTAACCTCCCTAATTTCCTAAGATTGCACGTCTGCCAACTGAAGCATTACCTAATACACCGCTTGATGATGTGCTAAGTAAAGACAAAGAGCGAGATTGTGCCGTTCCTGTACTTGTTGTGCTTGCCGTTTCTGTTGAGCCGGATGATGACGCCGCTGATTGCTGAGAGGCAAACGCACTCGCCGCCTTTTCAGCCCCCTTAGACTCTCCCATTTTCTGCCCTAATTTCGTAGCCCCGTACGCGAGACCACCAACCGCTAAACCTGTTGCAACGGCACCACCTACAACGGCCGCCGTACTTGCCGCCGCCGTACCGGCCATTACGGCACCACCGGCCGCTATACCTGCGGCAATACCACCGCCACCTACTGCCGTTCCGATCGCCGTACCTATTGCACCAAAAATTACCGCTAATGTTGCCATAAGTTAATACCTCCTATATCTTTATTCTTACTACGTCTTATCCTGTTTAATGTTTTCAAAGGCCCGGAATTTCTACCGGCATTATCAACACCAACTTTTCTAAATTTTTCTCCGGCTTTTTGTTTCCTTACCGGATAAGCGAAAGTTAGCCAAAATGCGTCAGAGATACCCGGCGATCTGCCATAAACCTTACGGATATTATCTTTACTTTCAATATAAATTAAACCTCTTGATGTCTCTTTTGCACGAGGGACACAAAGCAAATCGGTATAAAATGCCTCGTCATCCGGAATAGATTTATTATCCTCCTCAATCCAATCACGAGCATTACACGCCATTTCTGCCCTCTTATTTAAGTATTTATCGTCCTCGATAGGACGTTCAGAAAAATTAACAGTTTGTACAATATCGCCATAACCTAATTCTTTTAATCGGCTTGCGATAGCGTCCCCATAACCATAATCTATAAAAAGTTTGTCGATATGATGAGTGTCAATTAAATTAGCCAATTTTCCAACATATTCCATAGGCTCCATAACCTCAGCCCATTCCTTATACATTGGTACTACATTCCCACGTCTAAGAACTAAATCAGCCGTATCTTTACCACTTCCTTTTGGATCAAAGCCGGCAATTAAAGGGTCATTTAAGTTTATAGCGACTTTCCTTTTTCTCGCCCTCATAGCCTTTTCAGCGTTAATCAACGGATCGCCGGATGTTTGAAAACACTCCATAATATTAGCGGGGTACTCTTGCATGAATTTCCACTCGCTACCCAAATCTTTTATTTTACAACGGCGCCAATAAATTTGCTCATTATCTAAGCCGTATGTATCCTTTAAGGATTGCTCCTCCTCTGTTACCATAAAATCAGTAGGTACGGGCCTACGGTATTCATCCATCCAAAACCATGGGATAAATAGGAGCAAATAATCTCCCTCGCCCTTTGCGGCCTCCATACAAGCCCTATAAAACCAATTACCCATACCGTTACCGGTGGACTCAATAAAAATTTCTGTATCATCTTCCTCTGATACAGATTGCAAAATTCCTGTTTGTATATCGTCAGTATTCTCAAAAAATGCCGCCTCTGATAAGTGTAATAGTTGAGTTGTAAAGCCTCTGCCAACGTCTCCACTTCCGGCGGTACCTACTGTATATTCTGAGCCATTATCAAAAATAAGTTGTCTCTTATTACTAACTACTGCCGCCGGTTTAGCCGACTCCGGACACAACTCATGGTATCTATCCACCATTTTGAAAAGAGCGCCCGTAGTAGTTGCTTGATGAGACAATATGAAAGTAGATATATTACCCAAACGGTTATTCTTATGATAAAAACGGCCCGCCACATACGTAGATATACCTCCCTGTCTTGCTTTTGGGATAAGAACTCTTACGCGGCCCGTTTTCTTTTTCTGTTCCTCAACGGCTTTATGGATATACAACTGTACTTTATTTAAGTCAAACGGCACTACCTTACCGGCTTTATTTTTAATTCTCAAACAATTATGAGCAAAATAAATAAAGTCGTTAGTTAGTTTATTGTGTATTTGTACAAGTTGCTCATCCACTTTAAGCCTCGTTATGTTTTGCCAATTCACTTAAAAACTCTTGATAAGTCATTGATACAGAGGCCGTCTCGACACTTTGTTTTGGTTTACCTAAAATCCTATCAAATATCATATTCATGGCTCCCGTATCTCCGTTAGCGGCTTTTTCCGCTAATCTTATCCACATGACCTCAATATTAGTCATTCCTTTGAAACGAGGCTCAAGTACATACATCTCAAGTTCCTCATCCCATTCTCCCTCATACGGCAAAGAGGCGGCCACTTGGGCCAACTTCTTTACCGATTGAGTATTTACTATTTTTCCGTACGTAGGCTCCGGTACTCCGTTTACCCACGTTATCATTACTTTATTTTGTACGGGTGGTTGAAATTCGTTACTCATTAGTACCGTTTTCGTCTCCGTCTAAATCGTCAAGTAAATCATCAACATCCTCATCATTTGTAGAGTCAGTTGTTGCCTCGTCTGTTGTTTCGCCTGTTGCATTGTCATCATTAAGAGCCTCTAACTCTTTATTGTATTCGTACTCCTTA